CTGATGTTTTTTTAGCATACCCCATAGTAATCGCAGGTAATATTCCAAATATAGATTCGTTTATTGAATCTGTAGCATTAATTGACATTCCCCCACCAGCCTGTATACCGATAGATCCCTGAGCATTTAAACTATATGCTCCGGTTTGATGAGTCAACTTCCCACCTACTTTCTTTTTTTCATCACCTGTTGTTGTTTCAGAAGAAGACGCTGATTTCTTTTCAATGTTTACATTATTGGCCGATAGAGTAAGTGTCTCATTTGCACTTATTATCAAATTAGCAGCTTGAAGATTAATTGATCCGGTTGGATTATTAACATTGAATCTACCCTTTTTTATAGCAACAGAATAATCACCATCAATCTTATCTGTCCTATTACCAAGAATATAATTTTCTTGTGAACCATCAACAGTTGTGTAATCACTTGCTTCAATATGTGTATATTTTGCCCCTAAAATAATATTATAATAATTGTTTACTATTTTATCAACCTTAATGCCTACTGGATGAATTTCGGTAAAAGTACCTGTTCGATGATACCAGTGCATCCTTTCCGCATTAGGTGTATCATCCATCTCAATAATGTGTCCACTCTCTGTTTGGTGAACATGATTGTATGGATAGATTGCCGCCCAAGGAATCTTAGGCTCATCCCAAGTTTTTCCGTCTGCTGTAGCAATTCCCAACTGACCAGCTTTACGGTTTTCCATCTTTTCGAAAACGATTCCAGAAGCTCTAGGATCACTCGTATCAGTATTTCCACGAAGCCCTCTTGCCAATCTATTCGTAGTTGGTTCTTTTAGATAGTCTAATTTCCTAGTGAATGATAAGTCTGGTTCAGCAAATCCTGTATCCGGATAAGTTGATCTAAGTTTTTGTTCTACAACTTTAACAGTAAATGACTGGCGACGGTCGAAGGTTGGACTACTTAATGATTTTACATGAGGCCCTTCCTGAGTAACTGGTGGTTGCGGGCCACTTTGAGCTACAACTTCAACGTGCTGTGTATCTTCAGTAGGAATTGGTCTAGCATTATGAATGATGGTCGCTGGTTCTCTCGGCACAACGTGCTTACCCCCACCACTATAAAGTAAACTTCGAAAACCGCTTTCATCTTTATGTAATGGATGCCCAACATCTCCTTCTTTCCGTCTTGGATCAAGAAACCCCTGACCACCATAGCCAGTCTCTTCACTATTAATTCCCTTTGCATCTAATTCTGGTATACCACCAATTGTTCCGAAAAACATTGGTTCTTGTCCCGCCTCACCATCACGATAAAATCCAACAACCCACGTTCCTTCAACTGGCCCCAAAGGAGATGAACCAACACCTGTTTGACTTGCAGAAGTAATCGGAGCAACAGGATATGCCCAAGGAAGAGAAAAGGTAGGCATATCATTCTTGTCTTCTGAATGCCAACCCAATACTCTAACCTTACACCTTCCAAGATAAAGAGGATCATGGCGGTCTTCGACAACTCCTTGCCACCAAACGAATCCCTCTTTTCCCATAAAATATGCCATATATTTAATCCTTTATCTAAAAATCTCGTTCTCTACCTTGTCTACTACCACTAGTATCTCTAGGCGAAGCTGCTTCAGCTGCTTCAGATTTAGCAGAAACCTTCAATGAATCTTTTATTGCTTCAAATTCTATCTCGTATTTCTCTTTAGTAAAATGATGACGCAACTTGGTAATTAAATAATAACCACTTAAATACTTATGGTGTGTAGATTGAGTTTTCCCATCTCTATCTTCTAAAAATTGTGTAGGCATTTTAAATTCTATCACATCTCCAACCGTTCTAGTAGACAAACCTGGTGCTCTCACACTTAATTTAATATTATTAAGTTGTTGACTTTGCACCATTCTCGATTGCATCCATTGTTCTACTCTATTTGGAATAATATTTAATTGACTTTTAACTGTTCCCATTACTCCTTCTGGACCAAGATCATCTTTAAATCTAACATCATGAGCAAAGTTAGTAGGATAAAAAGATATGACGGATTCTGGTGATCCCATTGCAAATTGATTTATACTACATAATTTTCCTTTTCCTAAATGGGTAAAATTGTCAGAAAAGTTTTTAGCTTCATCGGCCTTCTTTTTTACATTCAATACTTCAGTAGTCCCATCCGCCAGCTTCGTTACCGTTTCTTCTAAATTTTCTGGATCATGAATATTGAAATCTAACGTATCATATTTCATTCTAACAAGATCATGTGTAAGTAATCGATTAGAATACATACCTTTTGTTAGATTTTCTAAAACATCAAAATTTGAAGAGAATTGATAACTGTCAACAGCTGTCATTTCAATGGCCACATTTTTAACATCATCTTTTTTTGCTTCCATACGTTTCGGTTGTACCACGTACACTTCTTTAACAGGATTTTCTGGTGCAGTAAATACTAATTCTGTTGGAGAAAAATCGTCTGTACCCGGTACTGTACTATATCCCATACCACCACCGGCCATGAGAGTTTCTAGAGAAACAAAAAAGAATCCCTTTATAGTTTCATAAAAAAGAAAACTAGATCCAACTGCATGTTGTCCCGCAGATACTGCTCTTGATGCTAAGAAATTAAAAGCCTTGAATGGTGTTTGATTTGGTATAATTAAACTTGTAGGGTTTTTAGTAGGCTCAATAAATATTTTTTTAGCTATTCTACCCCTCTTAAAAAATTGTGTATAAAGAGACTTTACGGTAGCAGATATTCTTCGGGGTTCTAAAGTGCCGGGATCAAGAGAAGATTTCATAACCTTTGATTTTAAATTGATAATAAATTCTTCAGAAACCAAATGTAATGTATAAGTAATTATCCCCTCATTAAGTTGAACTGGATTAGAAAGCTTGGTTACTCTCATTTTTATATTAATTATTCCCTCACTTTCACTACCTTGAAATGGTCCGGGAATGGTATTTGTTCCGGTGTCCCTTTCTCTTACAATACCCTTTGTCCTTACATGAATATTAATGGTTTCTTCACCGATAATTGGAACAATTTCCATTAGTCCTACACCATCCACAATTTGTATATCCCCAGTAAGACAATTAGCAAAAACATCCTCATAAATATTAAGATCAGACCATGCACTTTTTAGGTCCTGAGACTCTGCAACCATATTAGGGGAAGTAAGGGTAAGTTTCAGGAGCTCGAAATCTCCAGGAAACGAAGGAATTTTTCCAGCCTCTGGGTTTTTTAGATTCTTATTTTTTGTCCCATGATCTGTAGTTCCCGGTGTAACACCTTCCTTTGTGTTGTCTCGTCTTTCAATTATTTTTCCAAAAGCTTCTTCAGGCATTATCCTAATTTCTCCGCGTGTTCGGTAAGAATGTCCGCTACAAAATTTCTACTAATTAATTTAATATCTCGTTTGGCTTCATTTCTATCTACTTCCCAATCGTAACAATATTTGATATTTCTTGCAGTAACAGCAAGAGTATCATATGTTGTCTCATCGATTTCAAGTCTGGCCTCAGGAATCGCATCTGTTGTTCCTGTCACCTCTACTCTTGTTCTAAGAATTTGTTCATAATGATGAATAGAATTTTTAGCAGTAGCTAATGAACCATATTTATTTTTGACATAAGCTCCAAATTCTCTAGTTCCCAAAGGCCAATCAAAAATTGGATCTGACATATCATTGATTAAAAATATCAACCAAGTGTATTTAACATTTCCATAATGCTTTTTGGATACATGATCGGGACGTTCACCTTCCATTATTGAATAGGGGAAATATGCAACGATATCATCCCTAACAAGCCCCTTTAACTTAGCCTTTTCCATAAGATTAATAACAGTTTTAACCTTGGCAGGTTTTGTGCCGAAAATATCGTAACTAATTTGTGGATAATGCTGAAAAAATTCAGACATAATTAACCTCTCTTTTTATTAAAATCCTTGATCGACTTTTTCTCTATACATTACACCTATTTCCTGAAACGAAAGCGCCATTGATATACTTACTGGATATTGAGAATTATCAAAAAATAATGGCACATCTTGTGTAGTGTAGTTTAAATCACAGGCAGTTAATACTGATCTTCCTACATTAAACATAGGATTGGGTTTAGTCTCGCTGTTTTTCAATTTTTTTCCATTAACATAATAATCGATTGTAAATTCATCGGGATATCCAAACAACATTGATGGTGCGGTGGTATTTTCTCCTCCTGAATGAGAAGGCAACATTGCTTTTTTAAATGCCTGAACAATTTTTGCACACGTTTTAGATTCTGCTACAGACTGTGGCATCATCTTAAAAGTAAATTTATGTTCCCTCATATCAGTCGGCCCCTTATATGCTGCAACCATATAGGGGTTTATTACCGCTCCAGTAGTTCGTTCCATTAGAACTTTTGTGTCTCCCAAATTCAGAGCAGCGGGAATCGCTTTCGCGCCTGTAATGAGCGCCGCCGTCTTCATCTCGCTCCCAGTAGCTGAAGCTTGTGCCTTCATCAAGTCTTTTAGTCCTTCAAGGCCACCCTTGTGGCCACCCTCACCCTGGCGCCCAGCTGTTGATTTTTCTTGAAACACTTGTGCAGCCTTGTCTGCCACTCCCCCTATAGCACCTAGTGATGCTGATTCATAAGACGATTTATAACCTGTTGATAATGCATCAGAAGGAATATATAATGCTATGGAAAAGTTTTGTGCACTTTTGTCTTTGAAATCGAATGCATTGAAAGCTATCCAATTATTACCTACCTCCCCCGCTCCAATAGTAGAAGGATATTCGAGATATGTTGTGCCTGCCATCGGGGATTTTCTCCAGTAAAAGTTATTAGTTAATGGTTCTATATATTTATATGAGATACAAAGGAAAATTTAGACCGCAAAACAGAGAAAAGTATAAAGGGAACTCTAGCAATATAGTTTATCGGTCTGGTTGGGAACTAGACTTCATGAAATATTTAGATCGACAACCTGGAGTGCTCCAATGGAATAGTGAAGAGATTATCATTCCATATAAATCTCCCATTGATGGTAAATGGCACAGATATTATCCCGATTTCTGGGTCAGAACTAGTCAAGGTGAAACTCTAATTGAGATCAAACCAAAGAAACAAACCAAACCCCCCAAACTAAACCCCAAACACAAGAGAAGATACCTCAAAGAAGTAAGAGTATGGGGTATCAATGAAGCCAAATGGAAAGCGGCCGCAGAGGTTTGCGAAAACAAAGGATGGAACTGGCAAATCATGACTGAAGATACTCTTAACAATACTAAATAGTTATATCATGGCTGAAATAGAAACATCCTATTTGGATCAATTAA